GCAAATTGAGCTCAAGCTCAATAAACTGATCGGCCTTTGTTACGCGACCGACGAGCTGCTCGAGGATGCATCGGCGCTCGAATCCGTGATCACAACCGGATTTACCAAGGAGTTTGACTTCAAAATCACCGACGCCATCATCAACGGCACCGGTGCTGGTCAGCCACTTGGTATCTTGTCCAGCGGTTGTCTGGTGTCCGTCACCAAGGAAACCGGACAGGAGGAAGATACCATCGTTTACGAAAACATCGTGAAGATGTGGGCGCGCATGATGGCATCCAGCATGCCGAATGCCGTTTGGCTGGTCAATCAGGATTGTCTGCCGCAGTTGCACACCATGAGCCTTGCCGTTGGCACCGGTGGCGTGCCGGTGTACATGCCGGCCGGCGGCGCTTCTGCCTCGCCGTATGGCACTCTTTACGGTCGACCGGTCCTCCCGATCGAGCAGTGCCAGACCCTCGGTACCGCCGGCGACATTATCCTTGCCGACCTGGCGCATTACCTGATGATCGACAAAGGCGGCTTAAAGCGGGACGTCAGCATTCATGTGCGGTTCGTTTACGACGAATCCTGCTTCCGCTTTGTCCTTCGCACCGACGGACAACCGGAGCTGGCCAGCGCGATCACACCGTTTAACGGGACGGACACACTGAGCCATTTTGTGACGATTGCGGATCGGGACTAAATAACCCTTAACCCTTTTTTACCGGTAAAGGAGAGATAAAATGTTTCTCGCTGAAAATGCCAAGCTGGTTCCGGTGATGCGTCCGATCGACAAGACCGGCGCTGCGTTTACCACCGAATGGATCAGCATGAAAAACTACAAGCACGCCGACTTCATCATCAACCTCGGCGTAATGACTTCAACATCCAACCAGGCCGTAACGCTGAAGGTCGCCGATGACGCCAGCGGTACGCACTCGACCGTGATCACCAGCGCGAGCTCCGCGGCCGATTTGACGCTTGATGAATATTACAAAACGTCGAGCGGGGACACGCTGGCGAAAACATCGGTGTCGAGCTCTACTTTCAACCTGACGAAATCGAGCGACAACAAATATGTGATTGTGCACGTGGACGCTGAAAAGATGGGAACGTTCCAGTCAACATCCGTGACGTACAACGCCGACTATGTGGCCATCAGTGTTGCTACGCCCGGAACACACGCCTGTTTGGCCGCTGTCGATTGTTTGCTGACCGGGCCGCGTTTTGCCTCCGACAGCAACCCGACGGCTATTACTTAATAACCAGGGCGCTCGGTCTTTTAGGGCCGGGCGCTCGCTGACAAAAGGAGCAGGCAGAGACATGACAGAAGAGATCAGCCCATACGAAAGCCTTGTTTCGACAGATGTGGTGCAGCTTTTAAAGGAGTTGTTCGACAAATACAACTACAAGCTGCGCGACGTTGACGGCAAGATCGAGGGATCGTTGTCACAAGCGATAGACACGCCGTGGATACACATCAAGCCGGCGATCCGGTCGAACGGGGAGCCGTTTGACTGTTATCGGTGGCACAAGATCATGTTTAACATGGTGTCTCAAAAAAGCGCAAAGCCATGGGTACCGTCCGCGTGCCATCAGTGCTGGAAAGTGGTTATCCGGCCGCAGACGGTAGAGCAGCTTTTTGCCGTTGAGCAGATGATGTACCAACTTGACCGGCCGAGCAAGTGCGGGCTTGAACTGCGCGACAGGGTGTTCGGACACTACGGCGGCTATTGGTACAACGAGAGCCTGGACGAGGGCCGCCGCTGCTACCAGTTGGTTTACGATACGGTCAAAAAAAATGATTTGCTCGCGCCGCTGCTGGATGAAGTCGATGAACACGGGCGCACAAAGTGGCTGCTTTTAAAGCGCGGCTGCACCGAGTTTGAACACGCATGCGGTGATTCTGCGGAATGGAAAATTGTGCCGGAGCAGCTGCAAATTGAGGCTTTGGTAAACCATTACGTTGTTGGTGACGACCAATACCGCCAACAGCCGGAGCACCTTAAGCGGCATGTTCACCGGCGGTGGATCGACTATGCTTTTGAAAACGCGGACCCGACGGTGTTCAAGTTTACCGGCGGCAAGCCGCTATACCCGGCCTATCGCACGTATCACCAGCCGGAAAAACTGCCGGAGGAAAAAAAATGATCACTGTAGAGTTTCTTGGAAAGTTCGACAAATACAATCCAGGCGACACGGCCCAGATCGAACGCACGCTTGCACTGCGGTTGATTGGACTTGGGGTGGCCAGAAAGGCTACCAAGAACGTTGCGCCCGAAGAGCCGGTCCAGGAAGCGCCAAAACCCGCGATCGAAAAAGAGCCGGAGCCGGAAAAACCGAAGCCGACCAAGAAAAAGCCATTTCGACGTGCGAAGAAAATCGAAAAGGCTGTCGAGGTCGAAAAACAATAACACTTGAAAAAAAGGAAGGCTGACAAATGGCCAACTATGCACCGAGCACAAGAGCAAGAATCGCAGACCTGATCACAGGCATGCACGTCAAAACAACGGATGGCGTGCTGGTAGCAGCCAACTTCACCATAGCGGCGCAGACCGAGCTTTTTACCGTCGTGGGCCGAATTGCTGTCAAACAGTTGTTTATCGAGCTGACTGCCGCGGCTGACGCAAACGCAACGCAAGTGCTTTTTAACTGCACTTTCACAACTCCGACCATAGCGGCAAACGCGATGTGCGGCAAGTGTGCCAGCATAGCCAGCCTTGGCGCGCACGGGCGCATTGTGCTGGTCGGCGGCGCGGTGGCTACGGCGGCGATCATCACCGACAGCGCTGGCCTGACGGATGTCGAAACGGCCGGCAAGATTCACATCCTCGGCGGTGAAACCACGGCCGGCGCTAACACCGTGGGAACGATCGGCATGCTTGCGTCAGACGCGACGCAGGTCGGATCGATCAAAGCCACCGGCCACCTGTTTTACTATCCGATGAGCGCCGGCGCGTACGCCGAGGCGAGAGTGTAGTCATTCGATTCGGCAGGACAGGGGGCATTATGCAGCGCACCATCGTCACACCGCCGACCTACTTTGCGGTCAGCCTGGATGAAATCAAGGACCATCTGCGCGTCACACATACGGACGATGATCCGTATATCCAGGCGCTGTTGATGACGGCGCAAGGGCAGGTGGAATCTTACCTCAACCGCAAGCTGATCACGCAGACATGGAAGGCTTTTTTTGATGACTGGCCGGACGGCGACGCCATTGTTTTGCCGTTCGGCCAGCTGCAGAGTGTGACGAATGTGAAATACACCGACAGCGACGGAGACCAGTCAACGTTTTCCAGCGATGACTACATCGCCAGTCAACGTTTTCCAGCGATGACTACATCGTCGACACCGACAGCGAGCCCGGCCGGGTGGTGCTCGGATACAACGAGTCGTGGCCGACAGCGACGCTTTATCCTTCCAATCCGATAGAGGTGCAGTTTGTTTGCGGCTACGGAGCGCACACGCCGCAGGATGTCGAGGCCGCATCGAACGAAACGCCGATCGTTATCACCGTCACCGGCCACGGCTACACATCCAACGACATTGTCTATGTCTATGACGTCGGCGGCAACACGACGGCCGACGGCATCTGGGCGATTGAAAAGGTCAACGACAACACATTTAAGCTGCTGGGATCGGCCGGCACGGCGGCGCATACCTCCGGCGGCAAAGTAATCAAGCACGATGTTCCGGAGCCGATCGTTCAGGCGATTAAGATTTTAACAGCCGACCTTTACGAGAACCGGGAAACCATCCTGGTGGGCACGATCACCAGCAGTCTGAAAACCGTCAAGGCCCTGTTGGGCAATTACAGGTTATTCACATGAAAGCCGGCGATCTGCGACACCTGGTGACGATTCAGACCAAGACGCTGGTTGCTGACAGCTTCAGCGCCGCGGCTTCGGCGAGCTGGTCGACCTACACGACGGCATGGGCGGCGATATGGCCGCTGAAATCGGCCGAGCGCATGGAGTCAATGAAGCTGGAACATGAAGTCACGCACAAGATTCGCATCCGCTATCAGGACGGTATCACGGCAAAAATGCGGATTAAAAACGGCAGCCGGTATTTCGACATTGTATCGATCATCAACCCGGACGAGCGCAATATTTACCTCGAGGTTTTAGCCACGGAGACGGCGGAGTGAGACACCTTTTAATCACCGGCGGCTGCGGTTTTATCGGACACCATGTCGTCGAGCACTTTTTAAAAAACACCGGCTGGCGGATCAGCGTGATCGACGCCCTGACGTATGCCAGCAACGGTTTTGACCGGGTGCGCGACATAAAGGCTTTCGACGACCGGCGCTGCCGGTTTTACGCCGCTGATCTGGCGCATCCGGTATCCATCGGCATCATCGATGAGCTCGGACCCGTCGACTACATTTTCCACATGGCGGCCGAAACACACGTCGACCGCTCGATCAGCGACCCGATGCGCTTTGTTATCTCCAATGTTGTCGGCACCTGCAACGCTCTGGAAATGGCGCGCAAGATTCAGCCAAAACTGTTTTTGTATTTTTCCACAGACGAAGTGTTCGGCCCGGCGTTTCGGGGGATCGACTACAGGGAGTGGGACCGATACGCGAGCTCCAACCCGTATGCAGCCACCAAGGCCGGCGGCGAAGAATTGACGCTGGCATACGGCAACACCTATGGCCTACCGGTGGCGACCACCCACACCATGAACTGCTTCGGCGAGCGGCAGCACCCGGAAAAATACATCCCGATGTGCATTCGCAAGATATTGGCCGGCGAAACGATCACGGTGCATGCGGACAAAACCAAAACAGTGCCCGGCTGCCGGTCTTATATCCATTGCCGC